CCATTGAAGTTGAAGAAATTAGTTATGAATCTGTTGAAATAGAAATCGCAGAAATAGAAATAGAAGAAATTCAAGTCGTAAGTGTTGATCTTTCGGAATCTGATACTATTGAAGTCAATGTAGTTGATGTTGAAACAGAAATTGAAATGGAAATAGAAATGGATTTAGATGTTGATGTGGAAGAATCAACTGATGTTGAGCCAACGACACAAGAAGAAACAGAACCAACACAAGAAGCACCAACCAATAACGATACTGAAGAACAAAACGAAGAAGTGACCGAAGAACCAACGGAAGAAACAAACGAGGAATCCAACGAACCGAAAACAGAAGTAGCTGAAAAAGAAGATACAGAAAAGACAGAAGAAGCACAGCAAGAAGAAGAAGAAACTGAAAAACCCAAGATAGTGAAGAAAGAATCATCTAAAGAAAAAGCCGCTAAAAAAATATTGAAAAAGATAGACGATAAAAAAAGATATGATTCTACTAATCAATTAAAAACTCTCGTTGTTATGCAAGTATTAGGCAACAGTAAATCATTTTTTGAGAGTCAACAACAGATTAATGATAGAGTAGGTTTTTTTACAGATACTACTTTGCCAGATAGTTATATTTCTGATAATAATATCGCTAGTTATCTTCTATTTGGTGGAAGTAATCAATTAATGAATGAAATGATAGATAGTCAATGGCAGAAGTAAATATAGGTGGCATATCCTTCAAAGGTGGAAAAATGTTTGCTGTTCTTCTTGCTTTAAGTAGTGCAGTTGGTGTTTTATATGGTGGTTTTGAGGTGTTCAAACAATTTCAGGATATGTCAGAAAAAATAGAGAGCTATACTGCCCCAGACCTTAGTAGCTTTGATAAAAAACTAGAAGTACTAGATACTGAATTTAATATGCTACAATCAGAAATATCAATAATACTTGAAGAAGTTGCATTAGTTGCGGATGTAGCGAAAGAACTTAAAAATGACTTAAAAGCAGATGTTCGCAGAATAGAAACAATAGTTGAAGATGTAGAAACTAGAGTTAAAGAAGATAGCAGAGAAAATTCAAGAGATTTAAAAGAAGCTATAAATAGTATTAAAGACGATATGATAGAACTAGAGGAAAAGGTAGAAAAGCAAATAAGAAACGCATTAGAGAACCCTTTAAGTCAGTTGAAATAAAAGCTGATTATGGTATTTATGATTTATGACTAAGATAGCACCAAAAACAACAAAAGAACATATTGTAAATATATATAACAAAATAGAATTGTTAGAAACAAATCATATATTTCATTTGCAAAAAGAAGTTCGTAAGTTGAATTATATTTTATGGACTATCGGATTTATGGTAGCTACTCAATTTATATCTTGGATATTAAGGATGCTAGGCTAATGGATTTAGATACTTTACAACAAGATATTATAAAAGAGGAAGGCGGAAATATTTTAAAACCTTATCAAGATCATTTAGGATTTTGGACTATTGGCGTAGGGCATCTTATTAGAGATACTGAAAAAGAAGAATTAATGAAACCTATAACAGAAGAAAGAGGTATTGAATTATTTCAAGTAGATTTTTTAAGAGCTAAAAAAGATGCTGAATTTTTTTATAAAGATATGCAGATTGACGACAACGCAAAAGAATGTGTGATTCACATGTCTTTTCAGCTTGGCTTACCGCGCTTGAATAAGTTCGTCAAGTTTAAGAAATGCTTATCGGAAAACAATATTGAAGGTGCAATTGAAGAAATGAGGGATAGTCTATGGTACAAACAAACGACAAACAGAGCAAATCGAATAATAGAAAAAATGCAAAAAAGCGTAAAGTCAAACGCATAACAACTATGGAAGAAAAAAAAGAAATTGAAAAAAATAGATTATCTTATCTTAAAAGAGCATGGACATTACTAGGAGGTAAATAATGGTTTTAGGAAAAATTTTTAGTGGCGATACTATAAAAACTGTTGGTGGTGTTATAGATGATATGCACTTTTCTGGCGAAGAAAAAGAAAAATTAAAATTACAATTTGCAGAAGTAGAAGCGAAACTAAAAGAAAAGCAAATGGCAATAAATCTTGCTGATGCTCAATCTACAGCTGGTGGTATATCAGGAATGTTACAAAGAAGTTGGCGACCATTGATAGGAATGAGTTGTGCCTTAGCCATTTTTTGGGAATTCGTATTGAGTAAATTTATTTTGTTTATTTGTGGATTGTTACAGTATGAAGTGGTAAACATACCAGAGTTAGATATGGGTACATTGATGCCCCTCGTTATGAGTCTTTTAGGCATGGGTGCCTTGCGCACATTTGAAAAAACTAAAGGTATATCTAAATAACGAAAGGAGTACTTATGGCTATTAAAAAAATAGAACAGAAAGTAACGAAATGGTGGCATGCATTCACTGAATTGAAATCATGGGTGCAAATAGTAATAGCAGTTGCATTGGTTGTAATTGTTCATAATTATATTTTGCATTAGTCATGGCTAAAAAGAAAAAGAAAGTCGTAGGATTGACTAATAAGCAAAAGAAGTTGCCGAAAGCTTTACAAATGGCAATCTTAAAGAAACAGAAGAAGGGGAAGTAATATGCCTTATCATACTGGTAGAGGAGCTCATTCTAAAGGCATGAAGAAATCAAAAATGTCAAAAATGAGCAAAGCTAAAAAGAAAAAGAAGAAAAAGAAATAATGGTAAAAGTAGCGTCTATTAAAAATATTGTAAAAGACCTAACACCAAGACAGAAAAAGACAATGAATCGTCACGCAAGACATCATTCCTTAAAACATATGCGGTCAATGGCTAATGCAATGAAAAAAGGCGCTACTTTCAGACAAGCACATATTAGAGCTCAAAGGTCTGTTGGTAAATGAGTGGATTCACAACATCTAGTACTATTTCTGAATTAATTAACAAAAGACCTATAAAACAGAAAAGAAGAGTAAAGATCACTCTAAAAGCACCTCAAAATCGCAATTTAAAGGCCGTACAGAAGCTTTTAAGAGTTAGGGGTATCTAGTACCCCCAAACTTCCTTTCTTGCGTTTAAAACAGTCTTTTCTTTCCAAATCCAGTTATCTGGATTAGGAATCAATGTATTTTTTACATCTTCAGCACTATTAACTGTTTCAAGATATTTACCCATAACAAATATAATATGTTCACATATTTTCATTGGTTTTTGATAATCATCTAATTCAAGACTATTCCACTCTGCACCTTTAGTCTTTGTAGGATTTTTGAGATACCATAGCATTTGCCTTGCATTTGTAGCTCTGTTGTAAATTGATTGTTGCATAGCATGTGACATAGATATTTGTTGAGGAAGTGTCTTTGATGTTTTCAAATCAAGATAAAAATTTTCTTTTGTTTTCTTATCTTCAAATTGAAAATCAGTATAACCTATTAAAGGTATTCCTTTGATATAAACATCAATTTTATTTTGATAACCTACTAAATCCCATTTAAAAGCAAACTGTTGAAACTTATAAGCGGCTAATTCTAAAAGTGGCTCTAAATTATCTCTTTCAGTAGATGTATTAGGATCATCAATTCTTGAGCAATTTTCATCAAATTCAGAAATCATTAGCTCTTTTGCTTTACTTAAATCATGTCCATTAAGTATTAGATTAACACCAGACTCAACTGCTTTTCCTCTTTCAGCTGCAGCACTACTTGGAAATTCATATCCAAATATTCTTCGCAAAGCCCAACGCTCTCTGTAAAAAGCAAATTCAGTCAAATGACTAAAAGAAAGTGGCAATAGACTTTTATCGCCACTATCAAATTTTTTAAAATGCTCAATCATTTTGATAACTTCTTATCTATAGCTTTATTCATTCTAGAAACAACATTATCAAACTTTGTTTGCATTTCTTTGAGTTGCGTTTGCATTACTTCAAGATCAACAACTTCTTCTTGTACTTCATGCCAAAGATCAACATTATGTTCACCATGTTTTTTTATAAATTCTTCTTTAGTTAAATTGGCGGCATCTTCTTGCATACCTAAAATCCAAGCTCCTGTTTTACTCATTCGTAATGCTCCTTTTCAATAGTTATTTTGACATTTATTGTTCCTCTGTATGTCGGATTATCCGATAAATCATCAAGAAATTTGCCAAAATTTTTACAACTAATTCCTGTAGAATCTTCTAATTTTGCAACGACTTCTTTATTTTTTTTATAAGTTCGTTTTTTTTCGTCCCAAACTTTATCCTTAACTTCAATAGTATAATTATCTATATACATTATTTGACCTCCATTGAATATTCTGCAAATGTTTTGCCTTGCTTGGTTACATTTTCAGTATTGATTTGATGTCCCTGTTTTCTTAAATCAAGAATTCTAGCACTCAATCTAAAACAACCAAATTTATTTAATGCTGTTATTGGGGTTAATTTTTTACCTTGTTGTAGGTAAGATAGTATTTGTGTATTCTGGCTCATAATAAACTCCTTTCTATAAGTTTTTAGCCAATTCCCTTTCGTTAACAACTTTTGTTCGTAAGTCATTACGAAAAGCTTTGAAGGTTTCAAATCTAATTTTAGATTGATTCCTTGCCTTTAAGGTTTTTTCGTATCTATCAAAAAAATCCTTAAACTTGTTATCTGAATAAATTTTTCCATTTAATTCAGTAATATTTTTGTATCCGCCATTTTTCGTAAAATAAAGCGTTAATTCTGCAATAATCATCTTTTCTTCTTTTTTCATAAGTTCAATCGCAGTATCATTATCAGCAAATTCTAATCCTAGCTTTTCCTCTTGATAGGAAAGTTTTGCAGGGTCAAAATCTAAAGTATATACATCAGTTGCCATTTTCATTGTCCTCAAATTCTTTATTGTCTATTTTTTCCTTTAATCTCATTCGCCATTCTTCGTTTATGTCTTTATGCTGATGTGCAATATTATGACAAGATCTGCAAACAGGAAAAAGATTATCAATCCTATTGAGCCTATTTTTACTTACTCCACCCATGCCTTTATTTGTAAGATGATGAATATCGACAGCAGGTTTTTGATAACAGCCCCAACACATGGGGGTATCGTACTCAGAATACCCCCAATAGTTCCTAAAGAGTTTTTTATAATCCTTTAAGGTTTTCATTAAATGCGTTTACTGCATTCTTTGTAAGATCGTTTATATCCTCAACAGAAAAGTGTCCACTTCCCATTGAACGACCAACTACTCCTGTAACAAATATATCTTGTCTAGCTTGATCTGATTTACTAATTAGATTGCTATTATTCATTATAGGTTGTGCTACTGGTTGTGGCGATTGATCATAATTATCGCCTTGTGTCGTGTGATTATCTGCTATTTGAACATCTTTAATATTCGTATATTGATTTCCATTTGCAGATGTCTTTGTATTGACAACAGTAAAGTTAATCGCATCACCAGATTTTGGCATTGGATTCAATACGGTTCCTCTATAATATAATCGAGTTCCGTCTATCAAATCTATTGCATAGTTTGGTGCTCCGTCTTTAGTATTATCAAAGATTTTTTCTATAACATTAGTCATAGTTCCTCCTATTATTATTAT